TAGAACCACCATAAGTAATCTTCCAGCCTTTAGTAGTTTTGGCAAGTAAGTCTAAAGTAGCGTCCTCTAGGTCTTCTGCTGTAATCTCTACCTTCTTCTTATTCTGTGCTTGCTTCAGACGTTTGTTGGTTTGCTCATGCATAGCAGCCTTATACTCTTTGGAGTGTGGTGCATATACAGTGATAACCATTGGTGTATCGTCATCATTAGTCAAGACATCAAAGTTAGTAGGATGTACAATAGTGACATCTACAGTGTCGCTAGTCGGGGTTAAATTCTTTAAGTCCATGTCGAGTTTCCTTATTGTCGGGGTGAAAAGTTGTCGGGTTAGTTTGTTAAAAGGGGAAGCATCAGACCCGACACCAATGCCTCCCCACCCTAGCTAGGGAACTTATGCAGAGCGAGTAATAACTAAGTTACTTGCGTCTGTTGTGTTGTAGAGTGCTACGAATGACATAGAGATGACACGGCTAGTTGGGCCATCTACACCTACGTCTGCACTGTTAATCTTAGCCCGTGGGAATGCGAACTTCATAGTATTGCTACCATCACCCACAGTTACCTCAAGCTCAGTCTCAGTTTCATTCAAGAAACGGTTGATTAAAGCTGCATCCTCAAAGTAAGCTGATAGAGTTCCCTCTACTTCTGCACGACCAACTTCTAACTGTGGCGCACTATCGCTACCAATTACGAAGGTAGGTGCGAAGGAGTTAGTCAGAGTAAAGTCCATACCAGTTACGATAGCTGATGTGGAGGGTGTGCCATTAACGTTACCGATAGCTAATGTACCTGAGTAAGCATCAAAAGGGGCAGATCCTGAGTTTGCAGTTTGTGTCTTCTCAGTACCACTAATAGTCATGTCCTTGCCAACCATACCGTAGGTAGCTGTTACCATTTGGTTAGGGGCTAGAGAGACAGCCATAGTAGAAACTGTCATGCCTGTAAACAAACGTGCTTGGTCAATGTCAGCAGCATAATCTTCGATAGAGAAGAACTTAGGTGCTGTACCAACCTTAAGGACGTTACTTGAAAACGTATTCAACATAGCTGACTCTAAGAAGACATCAAAGTCAGCATCACGTAAGTCAGCTACAATGTCACCAGCAGCCTGACGGTTACCATGACGATCATGTCTAGGCATACGGTCAGCTTGAATGTCAGTACCAGCTACACGATCTTTAGTTAAGTTCAAAGAGTGTGTACTGAAGGGTAAGTTTGTAAAGTTACCAGATGGAGTCGTACCAAATGTGCTTTCCACAATGTACGATAGACTGGAACGAGAACCTTGTGCGAAGGCCATAATGTATTCTCCTAATTATTATAGACGTACCATCCGATATTAATCGGAACGTAGTACCAAGGCGCATCTAAGAAACCTTGCTGTCTTTCAGCGTAGTCTATAGATACAGTTATTGTTTCATCCCCAGTATAGGAGATTTTAGTGGTTGCTTCAAAAGCCTCTAGGATAGTGTTAGCTAAGGCATCAGCAGCGGCGGGGCCATTACCTTCTGGGGTGTAGGCAGTTACAACAAACACACCATCGTATCTCTGTTGTGGGTTTAAACCTCTTACAGCGGGTCTACGAAGTGTCGGGAGGAAATTAGTCTGTAGGTAACTTGTACCTGTCGTTGGGCTAAATGAGACATTCTCATAAGCTATGCCACTAGGTAAATTAGAGGTATTAGCTAACTTGTTCTCAAGTGCTGCACGTATGTCATTATAGATACTAGCCATGAATATTTCTCAGTTTAGTGAAGACAAAGTAAGGCGGGGTTATCCAACCCTTGCCACCATACTCAACAGCAGTAGCATGAGGACTATTGTTACGAAGAGTTATACTTGTAGTGTCCATTAAAGAGGGTATTTTCTTTAAATCATTCTTAAGGTTATCTAAACCTTCCTGACGCATAGCTTGTCCATTTCCCTTTGGTCTACCCCTAGAACTTTTACCTCTAGGTCTACCTCTTCCAACAGAAAAAGAAAAAGATGTGACATAAGCACCAGTATCTACAGGTGATAATGTAACTGCACTTTCCGCTATGTCGACTAACTTACGTTCCACTTGTTGTTCAACTAGATTTTCTAAGCTATCTAACTTTCTTTGCAAAGATGGAAGAACTTTTAAAGTGGTCTTCATTACTCTCTCACATCACACAAGAAACAAATCTTGACCCCATTAGAAAATATAGTAACAACAGAAATAACATTAACTGTGTCACCGTTACCAATAATCTGATCTTCGTCATCGGGTTCTACTTCTAATCCTAAAGCTGGTACTACACATTTACGGGTGCCTCTACGGATCTCATCTACATTGGCTATGATACCTTGATCGTAGTTGTAGAAGTAACCCTCAAAGTTGTAGTCGGTTGTAGCTGAACCTGTCACTGACCCAGTAGTAGGATCGTAGGTTCCTGCTGTAGTCTTCTTGCGTAGAGTAAGTGGTTCACCAAACTCCTCTACCATCTTGAGTAGGTTATAACCTCTTGAGAATGCCATTACCTACCCCTTAGCTATAATCGTAGTCATCACCACTGTAACTTGGTGGGTTTTTAAATCTGTCTCTACGGAAGGATGGTGGAACACGATCTGTGTTTTGTCTTACGTTATCCACCGTGGAAATACTGATGCCACCAGCTACTACACCAATACTAGCTCCAGCCTTCTTACCGTTAAGCTCAAGATCTAAGGCAAGCTGAGAGTACTGGTTAGCTAGGTCACTGTAGTTAGCACTAAGAGCGCCTGAGAGGTTCTGTGTGACCCTACGAGAGTATTGTGCAGCTATTGTTCTAGCAGTCCAAGCACCTGCCTGATATACGTTGTCACTGGTCTGAGCTAGAGCAAAGATTATCTCTTCATTCTGCACTTGTTGATCGTTAGTGTCTGTGTCCCCTACAAGAAGACGTACAGAGTTTAAACGTCCAGAGACTGTCCCCGTACCTAAATCAGTTGCATCATACGACCAAGCCATTCTTTAAGTCTCCATGTGACCATAATTTCTACGCCAGCTACGAATAAGCCCACGTTGTTTATCAGCTATCTTAGACTTCTTACACTTCTTCTTTTGGAACTCAGCGTCAGAACTCGTCTTAGACTTTACTTTTTCGTTGATACCGTTTACTAGGTTGTGTAACCCATCGACATCAAGTACCTCTAGTCCGTCACCAACTTTGGTTTCAGCTTCAAGAGTTGCACTGTGTCTTAGTCTACCTTCTCTGTAGAGTATCTTTACTAATTCTTTATCTAAACCTATCTCTTTCCACTTAAGCTCATCACCAGCATTAAAGGTACGGCCTTGTGCTTTCATAGTCAGGGTAACAAAGAGGGGTCTGTCGTATTGCATCGGCTCATTAAGGAACATCGGGTAATCCTTTAATTAGAGGGAGTGAGGGCCACTACAGCCCCCACTAAGGTAAGTACTTACTGTACGATACCGTTTACAAACGCACCTAAGTCAGCGCCTACGATCTTCATGTCGTATGACATCTTAACTTGGATCATCTCAGCAATCTGTTGACGCTTAAGAGCATCGTCTGAGAATGACTCAACAGTAATACCTAAGTTGTTTACACCTTCAAGGTTATTCCAAGCAAAGGTCAAACCAGCGGCTGGTGACATAAGCCCAGCATTGTTAGGTGTGTAGCACAACATAGCATGTTTACCACCGATAAACGCATTGCTTTCTGCAACACCTTCAACAGATGAGTTCTTGACAGCTTCCATGACGTAGAAGTTCTCTACCTCAAAGATCTCAGCCAGTTTAGCATCAGTTACCAAAGCTGTGTTGGTTACAGTTGCGCCACCGTTCAAGCGAGCCAAGATGTCTGCGTTGTTTACCAGAGCATCACGTACTTCTTTACCAACAACCATTGTGTTTGGCTTGAAGCCACCTGACTTAAGCTGCATTACACGGCGTAGGTCAGTTACGTTTTGGATTGGTTTAGCAGCAGCATCATCCCAATACAGGAAGTTAGTTCCTGATGTTGAGCCAGCACCGTCATAGTTGGTTCCCCAGATGTTGTCTGAGAAGAAGTTTGTAGCAAACTGCTCTTCACGATGGATCATCAGACGCATCGCCAGAGTTTCAGCACCAGCAGAACGGATCTCTAATGCAGCATCTTCGTTAGCCAAAGTTTGCTCATCAAAATCCATACCAAGACCATAAACGTCAGCAAAGTAGCTGCTGTTTGAGATAGTCATACCGATACGGTTTACTTCTGTACGTGGAGCTAGTTTCTCTACGTCACCAGTACGGTTCATATTCGCACGGTCATAGATGTAGTATTTGTCAGATTGTTTTGAAACACCGACAGTTGGGAATACCTTATCAGCGATAAAGTTTTCTTGTGATTGTGCATAAGCCAGCGTGAGGTTAGTCAGCGGCTGATCTACATGCACTGCGGATGGAGTCAGCAAGGGCATTATTTATTCCTTTCTATGCTGGATTAAGCTACGACGTTACCGCCTTGGATGAGTTCAATAGCCATGATCTGACCATCAACTGCTGCTTCCAAAGCATAACCCATAACAACATCACCAGAAGCAGCGGTGAGTGCGTCACCATTTGCATCGGCTTGAACGGCTGCACCAGCGGCAATAGTTCCACCAGCTTCTACCATTACTTTACCTGAGATTGCTACAGTAGCAGCGGCTCCAGCAGTAGGGGCATTCAACAGAATACCAATACAGTTTTCACCAGCAGAGTCTGCAACGTCTACTTGTCCATCACTCTCAAGAGTAACGAACTTAAATTGTTTTGCTGAAAGGTCTTCCCCAGCAACAAAAGACCGTGTATCACGGGACTGCATTACAGCCATATTTATTCTCCTTTATAGGATTTGTTGATAAGAGCTTTACCTTCATCGGTCTTAGCAACTGCGGCATAAGCTACAGCATATTGGCTCTTCTTGATTTTGTTCTCGTCCATATAAGACTTAACGAGGGCATCTAGCTTGTCTTGTGCAGTAGCGAAGTTGCCATCAGCATCTGACTTACCAAATTCTTCCATAGACTCCGCAAAGACTGCATCAGCACCCTTCAAGGCTTCCATGACACTTTCATCTTCATCAAACTTAGCAATAAGTGATTTAGCTACGTCGATATTGAAGTTAGGTAGAGCTTCTTCTGCACGTTTGGTCAGTTCAGCATCTGCCTTAGCAACTTCCGCTGCTTCCAGAGCCTTAAGGATAGGCGCAGGGATGTCAGCTTTGTTGATTTGCTCACCTTCATATGTTACATACTCAGGCTCGACTTTCTTTTCGATTACGTCAGCTTTGATGACATAACCATTGTCGATAAGGGATTTACGAAGACGTTCGTTCTCTTCTTTCAAAGAGGCTTCAACGGCTTTAAGGGTTTCAATTTCTAGCTCTTCAGCAGTTGCTTCATCAGCTTTCTTCATGTCCATGTTGTACATCTTCATGGCCTCTTCTTCAGACATACCTTTATCCATGTATGGCTTCAGTTTAGCTTTTAGATCATCGGACATTTTTTCTACTTCATGTTCCATAGGTTCTCCACTGGAATTATCACGCTTGTACAAGGAGACTGTTGCCTGTGCGTTTGCTGGACGATCCACCAAAGACAATTCCTCCAACTCAAGCTGTTTTAAAAGGTTAGGCACTATAGTCCTCCTTGATTGCACGACCCCCAATAGAGAAGGCCGCAAGTTCACCAGACTTAACCTTCGCCCAGACATTATCATCATGGACTTTGAAAGCTACGATCCAGCCTTCACGGTCACTCTGTATGCCAAGGGAGTCACCAATCTCTTTAGTGATAGGCATGGAATGGATAACTGACCCAATCTGATCCCCTGTATGCATCTGTTTACCGACACGAATATGTTCCATAAAGCTGTTGACAGCCTTAACAAGTGTCTCAGGTTCTATTACGTCACCTTGACGGTCAACCACTGGCTCACCCTTCTCAGTAACGACTGAGGCCCACCCGTAGACTAGACGTTGTTCTTCGTCAGCCTTTAGGATTTGACCTTCAATACTTTTTGTAAGAGGCCTATTGTGAGTGTAGCCTCTTTCCTTCAAATCAAGATGTTGCTCATAAGTAGCTGCCATAAGAGCATCGCCTGTCTTAGGATCATACATTTGATGAGGTTTAAAATCTTCTTCTGCCTTGGTCATACTACCCACAGTTGCCCCACTCCACATACGACAGGACCAGTATCTAGCAGAGGTCTTATCTGTAGCTGTATCACAAGAGTGCCTAGAGCGGAAATTAGCCCTTGCCTTTGGATCATCTCGACGGATCTCCATGTTAGGATCTCCGAAGGTAACTTTCTTGGTTTTCTCACCGTCTTTAACATACACACCAAACTTCTTGCTTGAACCTGCTGGAAGCCTAAAGGGTTTGTTAAGAGGTTTATCAGCCTTGTCTACATAGTAACCATCGTCCATCTTCTTAGTGCTAGATGGGTGACTAGAAGGTAGCAAATCTTTGTCGTGCTTAGGTGACTTAGACCCTGCTACAATCTTAAGATAGCTGTTTACCCTAGCCATTGCCCATTGCTCTGGGCCAGTTACATTAGGTCTAACAGATGATGGGTTGGTTCTATAAGCACCTACACCCCTGTTATACACTGTCTGCAACATACTCGTTGTAACCTTGTGCTTAGATTTAGCATTGTGGGCTTTTACTTTTTCAGCTAGTCCTTTAGGCATTAGTAATCTAGTCCTTCTTAACTAAGTTCTCTGACTACAGAGATTGTCAAGTTCTGGTTATTAGGGAATGTCTCAATAGTGTTATCTCCGTAAGTAACCTCAAACTCTACTGAGTAAGATCCTACAGTATCTGTATCACCTGTCTGCCAATCATACTGAACAACACCATTGTTAGCATTCGTAACTGTCATAGCTGCATCAACTTTCATTGTACCGTCTAGGCTTTTCATATGAAACTTGACACTAGCTCCTGTCAAACTAATAGCTGTACCAGCGGCAGTAGTAAGTGTGGCTTGCAAAGAAGGAGAGGTATCATTCTGCTTAATGTTAAAAGCCATTCTTAAGCTGCCTTATTATAGTTAGAGGAAAGTGTAGCAGTATTGTTTGAGTTAGCAGTCACAGAAACAACTCGTCTTATAGATGCGTTATAAACAGGAGAGCCAAGCAAAGGTGCGCCTGTTGTAATGCTATTAGGCTGTATAGCGTGCTGTTGCGTGACAGCAGGACTACCTAATACAGGGGCACCAGTAGAAATACTGCTAGCTACGAAGGTTTCGTTTTCTGCCATTGCCACAGAAGAGACTGTGGGGTTACCTGTAGATATGTTATTAGCAGCTAAGATATGATCTTGCGCCATCACCGAAGAGCCTACAGTAGGTACACTTGTGGTGATGCTAGATGGGTTTAGTCCAGTGCCAGCAACGATTGTTGGGCTGTTTACTACAGGGGCACCAGTAGAAATACTGTTAGCTACTAGAGCTTGAAGTTGACTTAGACTTGGGTTTCCTAACTGAGGCTCACCAGCGGCGAAATCTGCTGTGGTAAATGTCTCACGTTCAGCCATGTTACACTGGTTGACAATAGGATTGCCAGTAGAGATATTGGATGCGACTAAGCTATGGCCTTGTCCGAAGGTAGTGCTTGCTAGTGTTGGACTTCCTGTGACAATACTGTTGGCTGTAAACTCTGTTACAGGGGACCATATTAGTGTACTACCAATATAAACACCTGTAACAGTGCTTGAGCCAACAGCTATATCGTTGAAGTCAGCAGAACCAAGGAAAGCGTTTTTAGTCACTTATCTACCCTCTAGTAAAAATTAACCAGTTACGAAGTAAATAGTATTACTATCTGGACTAGCTGGTAGGGCAGCAACAACTGCTATCTTATAACCACCAATGGCAACATAACCACTTGTGGCTGAGATATCGTTTGTTTGGTGGTTAATGGTCAGCGACATTACTTACTCCTTTTTAAATACAACGGAATCTTCACTTGTACTTTTAATAAGCAGGTTAGTGAAAGCATCTCTTGATACACGGTGACGATCAAGGACATAACGAGCATTGTCTACATCTCTATCTAAATCCCAGATGTGCTTGACAATATTTCTTTGCTGCTCTGTTAAGTCTTCGATATTATACTCTACACCTTTAATAGAGATTGTTTTTGTTTGTTCTTCCATCGGGTACTTCCTTTTATTATCGGGTTAATATTTACTTATACGGCTGTAGAGCCATTCATGTCGTCTTGGTCCATAACCCAAGCATAGCATTTATCTAAGAATGTAGCGCCTGATTTAGCTTCTACATCTGTTAGGTTAGCATTATAACGCTTGAAATCTACCTCACGGGTGTTTTCAGTAGGTGAGCTTGTAGCATAGGCTGACAAGTCAATCATCACACTGAACTTAGGATCATCACCGTTTTGTCGTGATACAGCCGCTGTTGCAATGCGATAGTAAGCGTTGTTGAATGCGATGCCGTATTGAGAGGCACCTTCTGCGATATTATGTTGAATAGCCATTGGTATCTCCTTTAGGCGTAAGTTACTTCGCTGGTTCTAATATTAGCTACCCAGCGTATGTTGTGGTTCGCTTCACCAGTACAGGTGACAGCTAAGGCGTTATTTGTATTATCTGCTGAGAGTGCCAAACCCCAGTTTGATGAGTTTTGAATTACGGTAATTGCACTGTTGGCAAGTGTGGTTGTACCACCATCATTCACCAGCAAGCCCTCTATTTTCCATGAGGCATATGCTTGGCTACCGTTTTGCATTGCGGTGATAGTACCGTCGAAAGTCATACATGTGTCAGATTTAGCTATGACTTGGTTATAGTTTTGAGTATTCCCCCCATCAGTAGTAAGCGCCCTTGCAGTTGCGTCTGTTGTGGCACCACGAAGGATAAACTGACCCCCTTGAGCATCTCCATAAGTGGCGTGCCAACCTGACGCATAGGCAAGTTTTCCATTCTCATTGGGTACAGCACCTTTACCAAGAGCCATTGAATTATAACCAACCGCTTCTGATGCTTGACCTATAGCGACTGAATTGCCACCAGTAGCCGATACAAAGTCCCCTATAGCAACAGCAGATCCTTGAGATGCTTTAGCTCTTTTACCTATGGCAACTGCTAAATAATCACTAGCTCCATAAGAGGAAGTGTTGTTTTCAATTTGTATTGAGGTTGCATTACCGCCAGAGGCTCTTGATATACCTAAAGCAAAGTCATCATTATTAACAGCAGTAGCTCCATCACCGATAGCTACACTATCTTGACCTGTTGCTGAAGCAGAATCCCCTATAGCTACAGCATTAGCACCAGTTGCTGAAGGTTGTGCAGATGGACTGCTTTCGTTAGCACTGTAAAGAGAAGCACCAGCCGCTGCCCAAGTCAGAACTCCAGAGCCATTAGTCTGTAGAAACTCTGATGCATCTCCATCATCATTAGGTAGGGTAAGAGTGTAAGATGCACCAGCAGAATGTGGGGGTGACTTAATCTTCACACCGTGAGAGTTAGCTGAACAGTTTAGCTGTAATGTACCATCGTTACCGCCAGCGCCCTTAACTTCAACAACACCTGTTCCATTTGGATTGAAGACTATGTTACCGTTAGTGGTGCTAGTGTTAATCTCACGGGCTTGAACGTCAAGGTTGCCACCAAGCTGTGGAGAAGTATCGTTGACTAAATCTGAGGCTGGTAGGTTAGTGAGGTTTGCACCACTACCGCTAAAAGTAGTAGCTACCAGTGTACCGTAGACGGTTGCGCCTGTTGAACTTGTTGAGAACTTTTTGCTGCCAGCATTATAAAGCTCAACCTGACCGCCAAAAGAAGATGTGCGAAGCGTAATCCTGTCCTGATTGGAAACCTTGAAGTCAATGTCAGTGTCAGATGTGATCGCCATATAACCAGTAGCGGCAAGTGAAACGCCGCCAGCAGTGTGCTTTTGTATTTCTAATTCATCATTATCACCAATAGTGAGTTTAGTATCGTGGGCAAAATTAAGTTTGTTTTCGCTGCGATCAAAAAGAATATCACGGCCAGCAGTAGCACCATCAAACGTTACGTCACCAGTAAAGGTGCCGCCTGTTGTCGGAATACCGCCACCTATGGCAGTGCCATCAAGAAGGAGACTTGTACCATCTGAGCTAAGTGTAATACCGCTGCCAGAGCCTGTGTTGTCTAAATTAATAGAACCCATTAGTTGTTACTCCTATGCATACGTCACTTGACTGGTCTGAATATTAGCAACCCAACGGATGTTATGAGAGGCTTCTCCTGTACAGGTAATTGCTAAAGCGTTGTTCGTGTTGTCAGCAGTTAAGGCTACTACCCAGCTATTACCGTCAGCAAAGGTCTGTATGTTGCTGCTTACTAAGGTAGTTGTACCACCATCATTCTTCAGCAACCCTTTAATTTCCCAACCACCTTGATCCTGTGCGCCATTCTGCGTTGCTACGATTGTACCTGAGAACATGATGCAGGTATCAGAGGCTGCTACGATTTGATTTGCGCCCCCTGCCGTGCTATTGTCCGTAGTAAGAACAGTAGCTGTTGCGTCTGTTGTATCTGCATATAAAGTAAATATGCTACCTTGACCATCGCCCCGAGAAGCAAACCTATGACTAGCATAAGATATTTGGCCTTTTTGAGTTGTTTTTGTTCCGTCACCTAATGCTATTGAGCTTTGACCTGTTGCTTCAGTTCCATACCCAGTTCCAGCAGCTGAAATTACAACTGCCCCAGTACCAGAAGCGAGAGCGTCTTTTCCGAGGGACAGTGAAAACCCACCACTTGCGGCAGTATCTCTCCCGAATGCAAAGCTGTCTTGGGCCGAAGCAATTGCACTTTTACCGATTGCAACACTGTTTGATCCAGTGGCTTTTGCTTGCTGCCCTATAACAGCGCTAAAACTTCCATGAGCACCATAGGATGTACTTCCGTATGCAATACCAAGTGCTACTGAATCTCTACCGCTAGTATAAGAATAAGGACCAGCAAAAGACTGTAGACCTGATGCATTAGCATAGGAACCTATAGCTACACTATGACTACCTGTAGCTCTTGTTTGAGAACTACCACCCATTGCGATAGCATAGGTAGCCATAGCCAAACTACTACTACCGATTGCGACAGCATTGCTGTACGAAGCCTGTGCATTGTTACCTAATGCTAATGCAGAATCGTCAGTGGCTTGCGATTGATAACCTATAGCCGTTGAGAAGTTTCCTGTTGCGTCAGTTTGGCCACCTAAAGCAAGAGACTCACTTCCACTAGCTGTTGGATGAGACGCTGTTGCGGATGGTTGGGATGAATTTGTCTGATACCCATTAACTCTAGTTCTTAAACTAAAGAAACCAGAACCGTCACAAACTAAGTGTATGCCCTCATATCGACGTAAGTATATTAGGGGTGCACCGTCAATAGTCTCACTTCCGTTACCGTCAATAGTTACAACATCTGTAGCTGTGCTAGAGCTGTTCCTAATAAATACATAGAAACCATCGCCTAGTGTAGCCGCCGCCGTAAGTGAAATGGTAACAGAGTTAGAGGTAACATCAATTATCTTACCTAAGTCACCAGATACAACTGTGTAGTTGGCAGTTTTAGTATCACGAGTGTAGTCAGAAGCACCACCACCACCAACAGCAGTACCATCTAAAAGTAAACTTGTACCATCAGAGCTAAGGGTTATACCACTGCCAGAGCCTGTGTGGTCTAGTTGAATCTTACCCATTATTCTCGTACCTCACTTCTGATGTGTTTATCGTCCCAACCCATCGGATATTAGTAGATGCTGCACCAGTGGCAGATATTTTTAGACCGCCGTTTGTAGTATCTGCTGTTAAAGCAATATCCCATGCAGAAGCGCCTGATGTATGATAAAGATCGTTGATAATAGCTTGACCTAATACAGTAGACCCAGCGTTAGCATCCCTTAAGATTGTACCTTTAACTTCCCACGCTGCGTAATCAGACCCATCTCCTTGGAACTCACGGGCAACAACTGTACCGCTAAAACTAAATGCTGCATAGTTTGTTAAGATAATCTGGTTATTGGTAGAAGCTGTGTTACTGTCGTTTGTGGTTAATGCCTTAGCTGTTGCATCTGTAGTTCCAGCTTTTAAAAGATATGTTCCAGTTTGACAGTCATCATTGGCCGATTGAATTTCCCCATTTGAAAACTTATATGAACCTATTATGCCGTTGGTACGGGCTTTTTGCCCTATAGCTACTGAATTGGTAGCATCTGATGTAACTACACCTATAGCTATAGAACCATAACCACTAGCTGTTGAGGTGTTACCCCCAGCGCTTATAGCAAGAGAATTACTACCTGATGCGGTTGCATAAGCACCTATAGCTGTAGCTCTACTGTCTGACGCTATTGCACTAAATCCAATAGCCTTACCGCCATAGCCTGTTGCCTTGGCGTTCTGTCCCATAGCAATAGTGTTGGTCCCTGCAGCGCCATAGCTTGAGGAGTTGTTAGTTATCTGTGCAGCAAAACCGCCTTCACCACTTACTCTGGAATTTCCTAACGCTATAGCATTGGGTGCCCAAGAAATGTAAGAATCTTTACCTATAGCTGTAGCACCAGCGGATGTGCCTGTTGTAAAAGCGTAAGTCCCAATAGCTAGTGTATCATTAGAAGATGCACCGACCTGAGCACCCCTACCAATGGCAACACTAAAGTTACTGCTAACCTCGACTTTGGCAGTAAACCCTAGAGCAACAGAACTCCCTGATTTGGCATAAGACTGATATCCAGCAGCAAAAGAATAATTAGCCAAAGCCCCATAGCTTGAGGAGTTGTTAGCTATATTTAATGCAGTAGAGTCTAGGCCAGTTGCCCTTGATGTACCCACAGCAAAACTTCGTTGACCAGTAGCTACTGCACTATTACCAATGGCTACGGCATCTGTACCAGTAGCACTGGGTGCTGTGTATCCAGATACTGGATTATCGTCATATAATACTGGATCAGACATTGTTTAGCCCTTATGATGGATCTGGAATACCGATAGTAAATGAGGCTAGGGTAAAGGTGTTGCCACTCGTAACTGACTGAGAGGCGCTTAGGGTGCTAGTAGCAAGCAAACGTGAGTTGTTTGTATCTACGATAGCATAGTGTGTTGCTGTACCTGTAGCTGTAATTGAACCATCTGTGATAGCTGCAACTACTACTTCACGACCACCACCAGACCGATCAGTAGGGGCAGCAATGGAAAGCGAGGTTGAGTTACCTAAAGCATAAGTTGCATTAGCATTAGTGAATGTTGTAGCTTCCTGTGAGGTCACTACGATCTTATTGGCTTCCGTGTCTAAGACAGCTAGGCCAGAGTCAAGGACTCGATCATTTAAAGTTGCCATTATTCAGTTTCCTGTTCTTTTGTTTGTGTTGACTCTGGGTCATACTTTAGTTCAGCAATATCCATCAGGTCTTGAATAACTTCTGGATGATCACTTACGTTAATGTCGGCTCCATTCAAGTTGCGTAGGAATGCTGCAATCTCACGTAAGTCGTGTGGAGCTACATCACCAGCTACAATAGTCGGCATCAGGTCATAGTTCAGACCGTTCAACTCCCAGAGGCGCTCGACAAGCTGTTTATTGAGGACATCTACAATAGCTTGGATATAACTCTCTAATGCACGAAGGAACAGGTCTGTCTTACTCTTGGAGAGGGCATAAGAGCCAGTGCTACCACCACCAAGCATAAGAAACTCAGAAAGAACACTACGAGCAATGTCATGCTGGTAACGTCTTACAATAGTATCTATTTCTATATTACGACTGCCACTAGAAGACATAAGCTCAACATCTACCAGTTTCTGGTTGGTAGGCGCTCCGTCTTTATCGGGATAGGTGTCGGAAGGCAGAATAATGTATCCTTGCTCATTGAACTTGACATCCCTGAGAATAGATTGCAGGTTATTGACAAATCCAGATTGCGAGGCTGTTGCATCCCCTGACAAGTACTCAGCAGGAATACGGGCAACAGGAATACCAGCGAGTTCCCTCTCAACTGCTATAGCCTCAATAGACTGTAGGTTATTGACATATTCATAAGAAGTATAAGCATTGCGAAGAATAGACCTACCAGCAGGGTCACCATTAATCGTTGTCGTGCGGTAGTACAGACTTTTGCGAGTAGGTATATAATTAGAGTTGTTATAGCCCGACCCATCCTGATAAATACCTTTGACATCACCAGTCTGTTGATCTACATCAAACCTAGAGATTGTCCAAGGCGCACGAATAGCAATCTTGCGTACACCCATACGGCCATCAGTGTACTTAGAACGCTTCTTATCACTTCTTTCAGCAGGACCATTACGTCTTTTATATATGACCTCAAACCATGCAAAGCCATACGACAAATTCGATAAGGACTCAGCAATATGGTCATCAAGGGTATGGTCCATATCATCAAGTACAGACTCAACGAACTCAGCTTCTTTCTTAGCTTCTGTACTATCATTAGCTGGCATCACCTTTAAATCAACATCACGAAGGACTTGTTCTGTAGCATACATGACAGCACCAATAGTACTGTCGTTATCTCTCATCTCACGGTACTTGCGTATAGCTTTCTTGCCACGCAACTCAGGTAGAAACTCATCAGCCCGTATCTGACCATTAGAGGTGTTGTCACCCGCTACACCTAATATCTTCTTGGCCTCTGTCTCTGAGAGCTTCTTAACCATTATCTTAGTCCCTTGGCGCTACTATACGCTAGTTTCAGCGTAGGTTTTGCGTAGCCATTGAGTGATAGGTCCGTTATAGCCCAAACTAAAGCATCAAGACGGTCTGGTGAGCCTATGGACCCTAGAGGTTCCCACTGTACCATCTGATCTTCTAAGTCATTAAGCCCTCTTACGTGTCTAACCTTATCTTGCTCATATAGTGCAGAGACAGGTTCAGCCCGTGCCATCTTCCCTCTGGATGCATGTACGAGCTTTACTGGAACTGTTTCATCTTCTGTGTGTAATGTGTGACGAACCATATCGCCACCTTGGTTTCTTTCAGCTACAATCCTATCAGCCATGTGTTCTCTATAGAGTTCTACAGCTTTGGATGCCCACTGTTGAGGAGTATATCTACCTGTGTGGTCTTCTATTACATAAGCTATGCCGTTGACATCTACACCAGCAACTACAATACCAGTCATGTCACTTTCTGCATTGGATGTGATAGCCGGATCAATAGAAACAACCACCCTATTAAGAGATGGTACGTCATCCTTGTCTATCTCACACTTAGCAAGTTGTTGTCTATTCCATAATGCGCCAGATGCTTCATCAAGTATTTCTGCATATAATTCTTGTCTACCTAACCTTGTTCCCTCATAAGTCTTCTTTACTGCATCTAAGAAGGTATCTGCTAGATTGGCTGCATTA